CCACTTCTACTAACATTCCTTCGTTTTGGCATTTAGACAGCCAAAATTCTACACATCCTCTACCAGCCTCTGCAAAATTAAGGTTTCCTGTATAAGTAAAATCAACACCAAACATTTTTAAACACCCTACCTTGTTCCAAAGAGCAAAAGCTATAGCATAAGCGACTGTATTGTTTAAATAGTAACAATTTAAATCTCTAACCACTTCTTCTACTGGGAATAAAACTAAACCAGGTGCGCGTTCATCAAGTTCACAGGTATAAATTGGTCCTTCATGCGTTTTAAGTATCTTTTTCATTGATTCTGTCTGTCCACCAGCGTCTTCACTGTCAAAAAAACGACTCGCTGGGTCTAACATAAAGATTCTGTCGTGAAATATGACGTCAGCTACGGCATTTATTGCCCATACTTCGTCAAAATGTACTCCATGTGATTTTGCAAGATTATAGTCAAACCAACTTCGGCCCATGCCTACTATGGCGACTGTCTTGCCTTCAAGTTTCTTGATAGGCTTCATACTTTCTCCTTTTATTTAACTTACACTAGAACGAAGCGAGTCATAGCGATATTCATCGCGTCTTCCTCTGGCTTCTGCTCTATTTTTCAATCTAGCTATATCTTGTTGGAATCTAGTTTCGTAAGTGTTGAGCAAATCTGGTTCACCCTTCATAAAAGTATAAGCCTCAACTAATGAGCCATATAGTAAAGCATCTCTTGCATTTTGCGAAAGCCAAGTTCCAGCTGTAATGGAAACTAAACTTGCAGGTCTGTAGAGATAGTGCAGTTCAACTGAATAATCAGCGTCTGGTAATGGCGCGACAACGATAGTAGTTCCAGCACTTACAGAAGTGTTGTATTCCTTATCAAAGTCAGCGTAGTATAAAGGCAGTCCTCTTAGACTGGTATCAGTTATATCTGGAGCGTACTCCTGCATAAAACTGGGGTGTTTCTTTTGCAAAAACTTATAGTCGCTAGAACTATCAATTACTGCTAAAGAAAAACTTAGAACAAAATCTGACGGACACGTTAAAAAACGATTTCCCGTTGTTAGATTACCTGATTGATTTTTTCTAAAAAAATCTGACTGTACCAAGTTAAATATACGATCTTCAGCATTTTTTACAAAGTCAGGAATCGTAGTATTAAACGTAGATTCATTATTATCTGTAAAATTCTGAATTAATGTAAATAACTCGCTATAAGTCATGTGATAATTGTAACGCTTCCTAATGAAGCTGTCATTTTTGTTATTGTAAAGTTAGAACCTAGTGTTGATGGGTTCATAAAATCTGATTGAAATATAGAACTACTAGTTACTACTACAAATCCCTCACCTACTTCTAAATCGTTATTAGGTCTTGGATTGTATAAAGCTTCTGAGTCTGTAACCACAGGAGTTGGGGTTAGTTGGGGAGCTTTAGGTTCAAAACATTCTGGACATGTTTTTAAGTTGTTCCATTCTTTTCTTAAATCGTTAAGTTTATATTCAAAACCACAACGATCACATAGACCTAAAGCAAATTTTCCTAAAGCGTAAGCCATTAATAACTACTTCTCATAGATGGTTTTAAACGGAAAGATGCTCTGTCCTCATCTTGGTCAGCAGCTCTTTGAAACTCTTCTTCATACATACCTTTGAGTAGTTGAGTTTTTTCTGGCGCTCTTTTTACAGAAAGGTAATAAGCCAAACCAGCAGCAAAACAAGGATAAAAACGAAACGGCATATCCATTGTATTAATTGCAGTATCTGCATCATCCATTCTTACTAATTTATTGAATACCAATATATCTGTAGAGTTTTCAGGAGCAGGCCATACTTTTATAGCTGGCGTTATAGTCTTGTCAAAAAAGAATTGAGATGGTCTACCTTTGGTTGTTTTAGTAGGTATATTCAAATATTCAGAACGACTTATTCTGCTTATATTGATGTCATTGTCTACATTATTTGTTGTACGACGTACGACCATATCTAATATATCTATTACATTGGTATTAAGTGAGTAAGAACTTGTACCTTCTGTTAACGTCTGCGTAGTTTGTTCTATAGTCCATTGGTTTAAACCTCTGTTAGCCCATTCAGCTAACATAATATTTATAGATCTTTTTGCTGTAACAAGATCATATCCTGTACGCAGTTCTAGTCCACAACGTTCAAATGCCTCTTCTATAAACTCAGTTACGTCGGGTTCAAAATTTGTACTGTTTGATGTTGCCATTACTTTTTCTTTTTAAGAGATTTTTCTATTTGTTTTGCTTGTTTTAAATGTAGCTTTGAAGCTCCTTTCAGCTCCTTAACAAGTTTTCTTTTTTCTGCAATTGATAATTCAGCCATTATTCATCCTCCGCATATAGGTTATCAAAAATTCTGTTTACGTCTAATGTATAGTCTAAATCAGACTTTGAATAATGTATATGTGCAGACGGCTTAAAATCGGGTGCGCCAGAGCCTGTTTCAAACCAGGCTGGATGTGTGACTCTTACGCGATTGTTAGGTAGTGCAACTATATTGCCAGTCCATTCTCCAGCGTCTAATAGCTCTAATACGTGACTTTGTTTATGTTGAGCAGGATCATCAGCTATTTCATTCTCTGCATAATCTACAGTGAACATATATTTAGCTGGATATAAATTACCGTCAATTTTTGCCATCCAAGGACAAGGTGTAGCTCTATCTATAACGTAAACTGCATGATGATGCGAAGAACAGTCCCAAGGTTGCGCATCGTGAACTGCCATAGGTTCAGGCCATTCAGAAAAAGGCGTATCGCCTACAAGTGCGGTGATTGGCATCCTAGCCCACATAGCCCCACCATGTACTGTATCCTCTTCCTCACCTTCAGCCTCTATACCTGTAAATATTACTTGGAAGCTTAAACAGCGACATGGCATTGTTGTTACAGCCACTACCATAGCGTGTAAAAACTCACCGTGATATTTTTGATGGTTATGGGTGTATTCTTTTCTTACCCAACATTTAAAATGTGGGATATTGCTTTGTAGATAGGCCATTTATGGCTTACCTTTTCCACCTTTTTTGAGTCCTTTAGATTTCATAAGGCCACCATTTCTCATGCCTTTAGTGCCGTAAACTCCACCTTTAGCCATACCTTTGGATTTCATTGCTCCGCCGTTTTTCATACCTTTGGATTTCATCGCTCCGCCATTACGCATACCTTTAGACTTCATAACGCCGCCGTTTTTCATCCCTTTAGATTTTACAGCACCACCTGCCGCATATCCTTTTGTTTTCTTATACATATTTACTCCTAATAAACTTTTGTCATTTTGCGTCGATTGTTCATCACTTTACCACAACCTCTCGCTATAAACTTTTTTGTTGGACCATTTACAGGTCCACCTTCAGATTTTTTTGTTCTACCGTCTTTCCAACTAATTCTAGCAGGTCCTTTTTTCTTTTTTGCTGCTGATGTACATTGTGCCTTTGTTGGTCTACATGCAGGATAACCTTTTCTTTTTTCGCCTTTTTGTCTACCGCATGGTTTACCTGTCTTGCAGTCTACCCATCCTGTACCATCGTTTTTAGAGAACCAATCTCTTAGTGTTTCTTTTTTTGCCATTATCTTAATCTGTTAGACATAACCGCACCTTGACCAAGTATAGTAACTAAACCACCTATAGATTTTTTTTGTCTTTTTTTACTTTTACCATAATTGGCTGCGCCAACTTTTCTGCATTGTACTAATCTGCCACTTGCGTAAGCAGAAGGCCATACTTTTGCTGATGCTTTAACTTTACGATAACAGGCGTCTTTTTTGGTTTTGTTTTTTTTCTTAGCCATTAACAATCCCAGTCTTTTCTAGCCCAATAATTAGCACTACATCTGTCTGTAGTGCCACCCATACCACCACTTCTAGCGCAATAAGATTTTTTTCTTGCTTTGCTATTTTTGTGCATACCCAGCTTGGCATCACCAAAAGTTATACGTTTGACTCTAGAGCTTTCGCTACTACAACCTTTAACAAAGACTTCTTTGCGTTTCTTACCATAACCAGGACTACCCTTTGAGATAGCCCTTGGTTTGTTTAAAGACACAGTTTTGCCTTTATATTCAGCCATTTTTTAGGCGTGGAAAGCAGTAATGTTAGTAAAAGTGCTTTGCGTGTATTGAACATATATACCGCTATCAAACAATAAACCATTGTCAGGTACGGTAATATCTCTAGTTACAGTAGCGCTTGAGACACTACCTAGTTTGAACACGCTTGTTCCAATTGGGGAAGTTGTTAAAAAATCTAAAGTCCCACCTGTAGCAGCACATACCATATTAATACCTTGCAGCCTACTTCTGCCTGCAAAGACAACTTCAGCAGCAGAATTATTAATTCCTGCTGAAACATTACCTGCTGGGTTGCCAACTGCTGATATTCCACTCACTGTTTTAAAGTATTTAGTTCCAGTAGCAGTACCTGCATTAGCACCCGTTATGGATTCTGTTTGAGCATCGCCATTAACATCAGTACCTGTAACAGTAAATGATTTAGCTGCATCATTTCCAGCAGATAGAATAGTGACTACTCTTCCTGAATCAAAGGTACAAGAACCACCAGAGGCTAAAGCACCACCTATAACAAGTGCTGCGTTATTTCCTACTGAGGCTGCTACTGATATTCCATCAGCATCTAAAGCCTGAGTGTCTGCGGTAATAAATACCGCAGTTACATCAGAGCCAGTCATACGACCTGCCATAATTTACTCCTATTCGTTTATTGTTCTGCTTATGCACTCATAATGTACGTGTAGAGCTTCAGCAGCACCTGCACCAGCTTCAATTCCAATATAAGGAATGAAGTCTACATCATTAGTTAAAGCAGCAGTTTTAGTTACAGCAGTATCTGGTTGTAAAGCTGTAGCTGTTGTACCACCAGTAGATCCTGAAACATTAGCTACATTATATTGAACACCGTTAACAAAGATTGTTGCTTGTCTGCTTGAATCAATCTCTATTTTAAGATGATAAATAGTATCAGCCGCTACAGTAATTGGTAATGCAGTTATAAAGTCAGTTCCACCAATTGAGTGTACAAAATGCCAAACTGTAAAGTCTGTAAACGCTTCTGAGTTAGTAGCATCTGTTTGGAATTTAAAATACGCTTGGTTTGCGTCTGTAGCGATTAACTGATCGTTAGTAAGCTTTAGACCTGCCCATACTTTTTGGTTATCAATAGCTGGTAAGCTAATTGAACATTCCCAAGATACTGAGTTTTCAGTACCCCATAGTGTATCTGACCAGGCAACAGGGTTTGCTAAATGTGGTGTTACGATAGCTTGGTCTTGATCCGCACCTGCTGTAGTCATAACAATACCAGCACTTGTTGCATTTCTAGTAGATAACGCAGAAGTCATATTGGTTCCTAAAACTTCAAAGTTTTGATTGCCACCGCTTACTAGGTTCTCTAATTTAGGGAATACTTTAACTGTTAAAGTTGCTGAAGCTAAATCAACAGCACCACCAGTAAAGTTACCTAATACAACAGTAACAGTATTTGCTGCTGTCACGTCGGCTGTAAGAGTAAGCCCAACCGTATCTACACCTAAAGAAGCTACTACAAAATCACCTAGTGCTGCTCCAGTTACAGTTATATCTTGTTCTTCTTCATTACCATCAGCTATAGATCCAAAGTCTTTGGTAGCTGAACCTATCATAAAGGTTTGTAATTTTGGTAGTAAGTCCCACCATTCTTTTAGATAGTATCTTCTAGAATCTTGAACACCATCTGATATGGTTCTATTTGATACTAATCCAGATGTTGAATCTTTACTGACTAGATCAAAATTACCTTCGGACCTAACTGGCCCGCTAAATGTCGAATTTGCCATAATTTCCTCCTTGGGAAATAAGTCTTATCGTCTCGGCTAGTCTGCTAGGTCAGTCGATAAAACAAAATTATTATCCTAGTCTTTCCTAGTGTATAACAGATAATAAGAAAAATGAACAAAAAAAAAGGGAGCCGAAGCCCCCTTTCCTTTTATAGAGTTTACGCTCCTTGAGAACCGTATACAGCTCTAAAGTTAGAAAATCCAAATGAATATCTTTCTCTAGCCTTGTATCTCATGTTACCAGTATCAAAATCTCCCTCTAATGCCGTAGACATTGGTGATCTTTCAAAGTGCTTAAATCCATCAGGACAATCTGTCTTGATGAAGAAAGCGTCTGTGTCAGTTAAGTAGTGATTAACTACATAACCATCAGGTAACATTCCCATGTTTCTGATAGCGTTAATATCGTTGTCAGATGTTCCTACTCTCCCTGGGGATTGTAAGAGTCTGTCAGCGACGAATTGAAGTTGAGGTGGAACGATAAGTTTCATTCCTCTCAAAGCAATTGCTAAACCTCTATCATCAGTGAACGTTGATATATTTATCAACGCATCTTCTAATGAAGTTTCATTCAAATCTGCCATTGTAGTTGCACGGTTCGCTAATGTGCCACCGCCACCTAAAGAGTGGTCAGTTGCTATTAGTGTTGAACCGTCACCACCTGTTGTAGAGAACGCATTGTTCAATACAGCAGCAGCTTTGATTTGTTTAGTGTTTGCCATAGATCTTGCAAGAGCCTTAGTGTATCTAGCACCAAGTCTGTCATACAAGTTATCTTCAACAGCTTCTTCAGTTAGAGCAAAAGCTAACGCTACAGTTTCGTGTGTGTAACGAGAAGTGTAGCCTTCGTTAGCGTTATCGAATCTAACGCCCGTTCCTTCAGCTTTTACTTCAGCATTACCGAAACCTGAAATTAACACTTCTTCTTCAAACGCTCTGTCAGAAGATTCAGTATCAAAAATTTCAGCGTGTTCCGCTTCATACCTAGAGTATTCCATCCCAAAGAGGGCGTTTAATCCAGGCTCTAGTTCCTTCGCTAATTGCGATCTGTTAATTGCCATTATTATACTCCCGTTACTGTGGTGTAGAAATGCTCATTAATATATACGATTGCGTTTATATTAGCTGAGCCCGTTGTGCTGTTTGATGGATCAGTAGAGAATCCTACGATTCTAAACTGAGCAGTAGTAGCTGCTGTGGTTGAGGAAATCTCAGCCGCAGACATACCAGTTTTTGTAGAGCCAGCAGTGTAGGCCAACTCGACGTTGTTACCTACAGCAGTTTGCGCTAAAGAACCAGTGCATTGTACTTCAAACAGAGTTTTGGGATCATCTTCTACAAAAGCAACAATATCAGAAGATACTGTAGTTGTTGGAAAGTGTGATGAAAACACTACGTCTCCACTACTATCCGTAAACTTACATCCTCTGAATATTCCCAATAAAGTTGTTGCGGCACCAGCTACTAAAATAGTACCAGTGTTCAACATCTTGACTGGGTCGCCCGAAAAGATATTTCCAGTTGCGCCAGAAGCAATACTATACTCAGTAACACCGCCATTTGCGACGCTGCCACCTTGTTTGCCTACTGATCGAAACCCGAAAGGTGCATCTTTATTTGCCATAATAAGTATCCTTTATTCAGTCAGTTATATTTAAGTAATAATCGTTATTCACGATTACCACCTCCAAAAGTTACGCTTGTTTTTCTCTCTGGTCTTAAGATCGGAGAGGCTGGGTCAGATTCCTGCATTAAATCATTGTCAACCGCATCTTGTTGCGTTTGAGCGCGTCCTTGGAAATAGGCGTTCCTTTCTTGTCGCGTTTCATCAGGTATCTTAGCCAATAGCAAACCACCCACGGATACAACACCTGCATGCCTTCCATCGTCAAGCGTGGGAATTTCAAATCCATCTAACTCTTCAGCTCTAACAAGGTCGAAACCTTCTCTTAACCTAGCAGTTACATTTTTTCTATCTTCCTGTCCAACGATTTCAGCTCTAATCCACCTGTAGGAATATCCTTCAGGTGCAGGTGGTGTCTCCAACATTGATGGGGGACGCCAGGGTTTGCGAGCAGTATCTTTAGCTCGAGTTTCAGCAGAACGTGATGTTCTGTTTTCAGTAGATGCTTGCGCATCAATTGATTCGTTTAATTCTTTTTTATCTGTCATTTGCTTACCTCTTTATATGTTTTGCATATTCTTGCAACGGTACATTCAAACGACGTGCCATTTCGACTTCACTCTTAGTGAGTTTTACTTGCCGTTTGCGTCCAGAGCTTTCTGATCTTCCTGCTGGGGCAACTGTTTGTTGTATTCTCCCCTTGGGTTGAACTTCTCCACCATTGTTAAACTTGTGTGGAAACTCAGCTCTAATACGTTTATCAATTTCAGTATAGTACGAAGAATCGTTTGTATCAAACCCTTCTTCTTCAACTAAATTTTTATGTATGTTAAAAGCTACCAAAGTCATGGCCTCATCGCTACCAAACCATTCGTTTTTACCAGCCCAATCTTCTGCTGCTGGGTCGGGTGCTTGAGGTTGTTGAGGTGGCATTTGAGGTTGTTGATAAGTCTGATATACAGGAGCTGTATCAACAGTCATTCTGGTGTTAGCCAATTTACTCTCTTCGACAGTTATCTTATCTAGTATGTCTTGTGCCTTAGTTACCTTGTCCCAGTCTTGATCTTGATAAGCAGATTTCAAAACAGAATTAGCTTGCGCTCTTTGTGCTTTCAATCGGCTTTCAGCTTCTGACTGATAGTTCTGATTAACTTGGGTACTATTTTGTTTTAAGTTCTGGTTCTCGGCTTGCAAATTCCTTGCATACTCATAAGCAGACTCAGCAGCGCGTTCTTGTTCTCGCATCTTCTTAGTCAGCGTAGATATACGCTTTTGCACATTTTGAGAATAATTCTCTAATTCATCTGCATCTTTAGATTCATTTTCGGCTTCAACCGAGACATCCTCTATAGGAGCAGATTCTACTGGAGAATCTTCTTTTACTTCTTCTTCTAGCTCTACAATCTCAGTAGGTTCTTGAACCTCTTCGATTACAGCATTTTCAGTTTCTTGCATGATATTTCCTCATGTTAGACGCTGACTATATCGTCAGGATCGTCTATTGTTGCAATGACTTCATCATCGTTAATAATACGGCACTCTGCATCGTCACCAAGCTTGAACCTAGCTCCTGCATATCTACCAATTAATACCCATTCTTTTTCTTGGCACCAAGGGGTATCGCCAAATTTGTTCTGGTCTGCGTAACAAAGAGGACCCATCTTAACGACGTAAGCAACTACAGTTGCTAGTGATTCTCTGTCTACGGTTTCTTTTGCTAAATGGATTCCGCCTTTAGTAACGGCCTTTCCTTTATAGGGTAGGATTAACATCCTCCAACCTGAAGGCTGGGGCATGCGTTCTACAAATGATTTATCTAGAAGAGTTGGATCTAATACTCTGTCGTCTGTTTTGACGTAGGCTTCTTCTATTTCTGGGTTGGTAGGTTCTACGGGTTCTGTTTTTTCTTCCTCGACTTCTCTTGCGATATGGTCAGGTACTAATACCTTGTTCATCGTTGTTGACACTCCTTTTTAGCAATTCCCTTATTTCTGATTCTACGTCCTCGAGGGAATTGTAACGACCACGTAGATAGTTGTATTCATCGTAATCTTTGGCTCCGTTCATAATTAGACTTTCTAAGTCTAATTTTTTTTCATTGATTCTTTGTGTTAAGAGTTCAACGAGCCAAAAATCATCCATTAATAAACTCCAGAAAACTTACCGCCGAATTCGGCAGCGCCCATACCTCTTGCTTTACCTTTACCCATACCTGGAGTGGCTTTGGTGCTGGCAGCAAAAGACTTACTTTTACGAGTCACAACGTTTCCTTTGTTGGAATACGATTGCTTGCCGTCTAAAGTTTTAGGCGTTTTCTGGTCACTTACTTTTGTACTTTTTATCATATTTATAAACCTTTCAGTCCGATATCAATTAATTTTAGTTCTTTTTGTTGGTCGAGTCTATCCTTAGTGGTTTCGTCCTTCATAATTGCAATGTCACGCTGCGTGTCAATACGCTCTCTATCTATCTGATCTTGTGTAGATTGATCTAGCTGACGTTGTTCTTCACGCACCATAAACTGTTGTTGTTCTTGATTCAGTTGTTGTCCTTTAAGAGCCAGTTCTTGTTTCCTAATTGTCACCAAAGGATCTTCTTCTGGCGGAGTACCTATCTGTTGCGAGAACTGAGTCATCAACTCGGACATAATCGGAGCGCTAAACTGAGCCAATATATCGTTGGCTTGCGCTTGTATTTGTTGCGCTTCAACAGGTG